TAGGAGATACTCTAGTGCAGAAGTGAGGCACCCGTGAGGGTGCCTTGCTAAAGCATCAACCTAAGTAGGAGATACTCTAGTGCAGAACTATACATCACAGCTTAATGTTCCGTTACAAACCATGCGGACTACTTTGTCCACTGGTGCTGTAACTACGTCGACCACAAATCGGCCGGTACGGAAGGCTAGTGTTAGTTCTTCTGCCATTGTGCAGGGCGACCATGTTCATCCGAACAGTTGGTCGTACTCGGTGCTTCGTTGCTATAATGGGGATGGTTATATGAACAACCAAACCCGAACTTATCGCTACGATATCCATTCTGGACCGCTCGCCGATATAGGCTTGCCGACTCCAGGCACTGGTAGTTCCTCTCTTTACAATGACCTTATTAGTCGTTTAAACGACAAAGTGAGGGGTGGCATTGATTTGTCAGTAGATGCTTTCCAAGCCAAACAAACGGCGCGCATGTTTAATGCGACGTCGCGTGTTGAGGACCTCGCCCGCGTCGCGAGACGTCGGGGTCGAGGTATTCCAAAACTGATTGGATCAGCCTGGCTCGAACTGCAGTATGGATGGCGCCCTTTATTGGGAACTATCCATGATGCCGGTGAAAAGCTACTGGGCCACACAGTTGAAAGATTATCATTTTCAGTTTCCGTGAAGGAGAATCTCGGACCGCCAAAAGCGGACAAGAGAGCTCTCGGATCCTCGCAGTTTCAACTGCTGCGTGAAGTAAACTACGGTGGTAATCGTATAGACGGGTATAGAGCCAAGATCAAGATGAAAGCTTCGCAAGAAGCCTTAACCTATGTCGCTGGCTTTACGTCCTTGAATCCCCTGTCTATCGCTTGGGAGCTAGTTCCATATAGCTTTGTGGTTGATTGGTTCATTGACATTGGTGGCTACCTCCGCAATGTTGAAACGGCTTTACTTTATAATAGCCTATTCGACAGCGGTTATATTACACGCCTTAGGGCTGGTAATATAAATGCACATGCTGCTTGGTCTGAAAAGACTTCGTCTGGCATGTGGGATGCAACGCAAGAATATCGCGTTTTATCTCGCACCAAGTTAACAAACTATCCCTTCCCCAATATCCCAAGTTTTCGTGCGAAGCTTGGTTCAGGTCGATTATTGAATGCCGCGGCTCTTTTGAGCCAACGTTTAAGATAATCACATTCATATTAACCTTCAACTTTGATGAGGCTTTTATGCCAACACCATCTGCAATTGTATTAGCAGACGCACAGGCGACCCCTGTGAACCATACCTTTGATCCAACTGGCCGTGACAACAACGGTGTCTACTGGTATACTGATACCTCCGCATCAAATGCGGTTGGGTATTGGCGTATCAGTGTAGAGACAAAGCATCCTCCGATGCCCGTTGCTGGCGTATCCGCAGAAGGCCGTACCGTACGTGTACGTATTGGCCTACATGAGCCTGTGTTAGAAACTCTCAGCAATAATGCTGCGGGCTATACACCTGCTCCTACTGTCGCATACGTTTCGCGATGTTTCGTCGAATTCGTTCTTCCTGAACGAGCGTCGTTGCAGAACCGCAAGGACCTGCGTAAAATGATCGCGAATCTTCTGACTAACTCACAAATGATCGACGTAGTCGAGGACTTGGAGTTCTTGGGGTAATACCCTCCTCTGTAGGATTTCGTTATGAAACCGATTAACCACGTGAGTACATTCCTATGCACGCTAGTGATAGTGTTGAGCTGCGCGTCTTGCGCCAGCTTGCAAAACGAATCAAGTCAGATTACGCCACGTTCGTGCGAGGGGCGAACCCTCAAGAGTATCTCGATAGAGATATTCGGCCGAGCGATTACAGTGACCCTATGTCATTCGCCGACGACTGGTTATTACATAATTTCCTCAGAAAATGGAAAGGATGGAACACCAGTAAAAATGCGAGAGATGTAGCAATCGAAGCCTGGAAAGGCGCCGAGAGACAAAATTACCTCACAAACTGTCGACTTAGAACTTTTGAGCGGACCCTCCATGGGCCGGCCTTAACGAGAATAATCTCAATGAGGCAAAAGATATCAAAAGTTTTAGGAGACGTTCCCTGGGGGTGGATTGAGTCCCACTGTAAGTGGTCCGGGGGAGCGACGTTTGCGCATAAGCGCGGACTTGATTCTCCCGATAAACAAGAAAGACCAATCGATGTCACAGAACCTGCGTTAAACCTGTGCAGGAGTTTCCTCGATGATCCAATTACTAGTGATCTCCATTATGGAGATATACGACTAGTTGGCGTCAAGGGGAACAGATGTGTCACGGTACCCAAAACAGCTAAAACCGATCGCATGATTGCGTGCGAACCATCAGGTAATGCCTGGCTCCAACAAGGAGTAGGCAGATGGATTCGCAGTCGGCTGAAAACTGTTCGTGTCGACCTGGACAACCAGGGCAGAAATCAAGAATTGGCTTTTAATGCACTTCTTGATCAGTACGCTACCATCGATCTTAAGATGGCATCAGACACTATGTCCCAATCTGTTGTTGAGTTGTTACTGCCGCGTGAATGGTTCGATCTTATGAACCGTTTACGTTCGCACTACTCTTATCTTGATGGAAAATGGTATTACCTAGAGAAGTTTACTTCAATGGGTAACGCATTTAACTTCGAGTTAGAGTCCTTGATCTTCTGGGCAATTTGCACAGAAGTGTGCGGTGATCAAGCAGAAATCTCCGTTTATGGAGATGACTTGATCATCGAGAGTAAATATTACTCTGAGGTAGTAGCAGCGTTAAACTTCTTTGGCTTTACGGTCAACGAAGAGAAATCTTTCACCGAAGGTAGTCTGTTCTTCGAAAGTTGTGGTAAACATTACCATTCCCTAGAAGACGTGACGCCTGCATACCAAAAGGAGGTATGTCGGAAACCAGAAGATTATGTTAGGTTTCACAATAGACTTTGGCGATGGGCTTACCGCACGAAGCGGTGGCACATTGTCAAAGATGCGCTTTTTATTATTAGAAAGTGCTATAGCGAGAAGTTCAAGGGTAGCATTCCAGTCATACCTCCGTGTGAACTGGATTCAGGCTTTATCGAAACTGACATGTCTATCTTCAAAAGAGATATCCATGGCGATTTTCGATGCGTCCAACTATTGTTGGTCGAGCCTAAAGTCTTGGAATTGAATCATCGATTCCAAGCCGCTGCCTTGGCGATCAAGCTTAGGGACCCTTCGTTTTCCAATCAACATCCGGATGGATGGTGTAGTAGAAGACGTAAGGGGCGATATCGCCTCGTGCGACGTCGCCTTTGGGCCGCGAGTCTTTACTCGCATTGGTCTCCCGACCAGGTATAGTCGGGTGGAGGTTACGTAAGTAACTTTATGGTAAGCGTGC